CTCTGCCCGCTTCTGGTCCGTATCGAGTCAGGCGCAAGTCCTCTTCCTCGCCTGCATGCTGCTTGCCGACGACGCCGCTAGGCTATCGGCAGCACCCCTCGCGCTCAGGCTGCGGGGCATGGCGGGAACGGTCGACGACGCGCGTCTGGGCGAACTTTTACGGGAACTCACGCACGCGGATCTGGTGCGCACCTATTCGGTGGCGGGCCGCGGCGATTTCCTCTTCATCCCGCGCTTCCGGCAACGCAAGCGATACGTCGCCGGTTCCAAGCATCCACCACCACCTAAAGAAATCAGCGATATAGACGATAAAAGTCAGACTCAAGTCGGACCTAAGCCTGACTCAAGTCAGACCACGGTCAGACCTAAGTCAGACTCAAGTCTACGCGCAGGCGCGCGAGGGGTTGGGGTTGGGGTTGGGGTTCCTATCTCTCCCCCTTCCCCCTCTCTTCCACCGCCGCCACCCGCCAAGACCGCAAAACCAGCAGGGGGAAAACATCCCAAAGTCAACGGCTCCCCCGGCTGGTGGAAAACCGACGCCGGCGTCATGGCCCACGCCGTCGAACTCGGCGTGGCACCCTTGCCGGGCGAAACCTACGCCGCGCTCAAAACCCGCCTCTTCGCCCTCACCAAGCGCCCCCCTTGACAGCCGCCCCCGATCGGGCGCACCCTCCGCTTCGCGTAGCCCTCCCCGAAAATCTTCCCCCGAGATCCGCGTGGCAATTTTCCAAAATCTTCGCCCTCCGAAGCGCAACCTCCGCGGGCACGCCACGCACCCCTCCCAGCGCCTGGCACGCCTCGCCCAGGTCGACGCGAGCTCGCCCTGGCCGCGCCTTGGAGGCGCGCCAGCGATCCCGAATGGTCCGGACCCACGGAATTCAACCCGCGGGGTTCCGGTCACCTACCGCAAACGCCGCTACATTTCCGGTAGAGACGTCCGCAGCTAAGCCGCGCTATCGCGGCATGTGCCACCCTGCCCAACAGTCCCCACCCTCCGCAGTAACCCGCACCGCATCGGGATGCACCAAGCAATCAGAATCCTCCGCAAACGCAATGCGGCCATCGTCTAGCGCATCCTGCATCCCTTGCTGTAACTCCTGCGGCACCTGCCAATACAACACCGCACCCTCACACCGCACCAAGTAGGCGAGCGCTGCGGCGATGCGCGCCTGCCGCTCTCCCTCCCGTAGCGTCGCGTTCCATTCCGCGTCTGTCATTTCGCTTCCCTCCTGTAAAGCCGCACTACGTTGGCCGCGCGCTTGGCACTCGCACCATGCGCCGGAAACCCAATGATGATGTCCCGCTGACGTGCGCACATCTGGCACGTCATGCACGAGACGTCATCGCGTTGCGTAGCGGGACAAACGATTACCTTGCGTCCCGCGGGCGTCTCGGTATTCGTCGTCTGCTCAATCGGTAGCACTACCGCGACCGGTCCCACACCCGCAGCCGCTAACTCGTCCGCATGTGCAAGATTGTTCGCTGACAGATTGATCGTAAACCCGCGCGCATTCGCGTCCCTGATCGCGCTGGCGTTCGCCGCGGTCAGCGGCTTGTGCGTATAGGTAAAGCCGCGTTTCCCGACGTTCGCGCCTACCAGCTGCGAGAGCGCCACGGCGTCAACCTTGTCGCCCTTACCGGGCAAGTCACCCGCCTGATTGTGCCGCCACAATTGCCCGTGGGGCAGTTTGGAAATCTTCCGCACAAACACATGCCACGCGTCCCCACGCTCGCCGCTGCTGACCTTGTCCCAATGCAGCGCGATCGGTCCCCCATCGGCATAACACCCGCTGCCTTTGAACGGACAGGATGGGCATGTCTCACGCGACGACGTAGAGACTGGTATAGGACCAGTCTTCGCGTTGGAACTCTTCGGTGTCAGGTGGTAGCGCATTCACGCGTCCTTGAGTTTGTCGCGCGCAACGTCCATAGCGCGCGCAAGCGCAACGCATGACTCCGCAATCGACGCGGTTTTCTCCGCGTTGATCTCTTCCAATCCACCTTGACGATGTCACCGTCGACCAAGTTAGTCCGCGCGTCGAACGTGTCCCATAGTTTCGGTGTGTACCGATACAGACCATTAACTCTCACTCGCATGTCATACCCCCATCCGTTTGGCTATCGCATGCCCCATCACTACGCCCGTAAACACAATCGCGCAAAGTAGCAACGTCATGTCCATCCCCTCCTGTCCGTTTAGAATCGGTCCTGCTACTTGTTATCCTAGGCTAACAACGCCCCCGTGGCAATCCCGCAGGCAGCAAATGCCATAGAATCTTTTCGCCTCTTGACAACCAAAACACCACGCGCGCACGCTATATCGCAGGGGGATAGGGAACGGGGGGGTTTGGGGGGGCATGGGTCAGGGGGTGCCGCTCCGCCGCAGTAGCACACCATCAAACGCATAGAGAGAGGGGTCGCCCGCCGCTTTTCCTCCGAGGGTGCCGCGTCCCCTGCTGCGCACCCGGAATCGCCCGCGGCGCTGGCTAAAGAGCTCAAGGTTATCAATTCACCAGGGCGTCATGCCCGGCAGCGATAAGGGAACCCGGTCCCTACCTTGCTTGCTGCTTCCGGGCGTCGGGCCGTTTGTCAACCCTTTGATTCCACGGGCAAATAATGTGTATGTCGTATAATTCGCATTATGTCCATTGCGCCCCCGTCAAGAATCGTGCCAGCGCGCCGCAGCCGGCGAACTCCGGGACCACCCCAGGGACCGACGGGGAGTGTGCGAGCGCGCGTTGCCCTTGCGGGGAAGTGCGAGAGGGGTGGCCCTTATGAGTGAGGGGGTGTTGGCGCGGTTGAGTGAGGACCGGGCGTTTGCGTCGGTGGTGTTGTTTGGGCATCGGCATCCGCAGGCGGAGAGTGAGATGCATGTGGAGATGATGGACATGATGGCGAGTGCGGACGAGTTCATTGTGCTGGAGGCGTTTCGGGAGGCGGGGAAGACGACGAAGGCGGAGGAGCACATTTGCTTGGCGGGATGTTTCGGGAATTTTCGGTACGGACTTTTGCTTGGCGAGACTTACGAGAAGGCGTGCGAGCGGTTGGCGTCGATCGCGCATGAGTTGCAGACGAACGAGGTGATGGCGAAGGTGTTTGGTGGGTCGTTGGTGGGGCGGCGGGCGATTGAGAACAAAGTGTGGTTTCGAGGTGGGGCGCTGTTGCAGGCGTGGGGGTGGGATCAGGAGTTGCAGTCGTTCAAGTACGGGCAGTACCGGCCTGATTTTGCGTTTTTGGATGACGTGGAGAACCTGGAGCGGGTGCGGGACCGGGCGGCGGTGGAAGGGTCGATGCGCAAGCTGTATCACGATTTGATACCGGCGATGGACAAGGAGCGGCGCAAGATTGTGGTGAGTCAGACGCGGCGGGCGGAGGACTGCATGGTGACGCGGCTGGCGGCGAACGAGGACTGGCTGTATCGCGGGTGGCCGATCTGCAATGGGGATCCGGAGGACGAGCGGACGGTTGCGACGTGGCCGGCGCGCTATCCGATGGAGTGGGTGAGGGCGGAGCAGAGGCGGTTTGAGCGGGCGGGGATGAGTGGGGCGTTTTTGCAGGCGTACATGCTGCAGGCGGTGAATCCGGAGTCGAAGCCGTTTCGTGAGGAGATGCTGGTGGAGTGGGAGTACACGCCGTGGGCGTGGATGCCGAAGTATGTGATTTACGATCCGTCGCGGACGACGCGGGAGCGGCGGACGAAGGAGTTTGATCGGAGTGATCGGTGCGGTAAGGTGGTGGTGTCGAAGTTGGGTTCGAAGATCGTGGTGCATGAGAGCGGGGGCGAGTACTGGAAGCCGGATGCGGTGCTCGAGGACATGTTTGCGACGCAGTTGAGGCATGCGCCGGTGAAGATGGCGGTGGAGAAGAATTCGCTGGACGAGTGGTTGCTGCAGCCGATTCGCCTGGCGATGTTGCGGCGGGGCGAGGTGTTGCCGCTGGTGGCGCTGCAGGCGCCGCAGGATCGCTCGAAGGAGGAGTTCATTCTTGGCTTGCAGCCGTTTGCGGCGGCGAAGGAGATCGTGCTGGTGGGGGGGCGCTCGGCGCATGCGCAGCTGGTGGCGGAGTTTTCGAATTTTCCGTCGGGGCCGCGGGATGTGCTGAATGCCTTGGCGTATTCATTGCGCTTGTTCGGAGGCTATGTCGTGTATGCGGACTTCAGTGGCAACAACATTGGCGACGCGCCGAATGTCAATCGCGGCGAGGACGTATTCGTGGCGTGGAACGCATCGGCTTCCGAGGTTGTGGCACTCGCCGTGCAGCGTGATGGTCGACGTCTTTGTGTTTCGAAGGACTGGAGCGGCACCGGGGCGATATCAGATGTGGTCAAGACGATCGCGTTCGAAGTCCGCTCCTCATACCCGCTGGCGTCGTTGCAGCATTGGGTTCCCGCGGAGACGTTCGATCAGTGGCAGCGCATTGCGCTCGTTCCTGCTTTGCGCGCGGAGCGTTTCGTTCCGTTGCGCGGCGAGCATGTGGCAGCGGCGCGGGGCGCGCTCGCGGAGCGAATTCGGACCAAGTGGCACGACAAGCAGTTGCTCATCGTGGATCGTGACGCCCGACTCTGCCTCAATGCCCTGGCGGCGGGTTACGCCTATCCCGTCGAGAAGGGTGGCCGGCAGGCCGCTGAACCCGAGTCCGGGGTATCGCGGCTGGTGGCCGAGGCGTTGGAGTGCATGATTGCGCGGCTCGACCGGCAGGAGGACGTGAGCTCGGGGATCCCGAAGGGGGCGAACGTGGCCTACTCGCCCGGGGGAGCGGCGTACGTGACCTCGCACCCGGTGCGGCGGACTTGACATGCCGGAAACCCCGCGCGCATGATGCCCGCGTTATCGCCCCTGGTTCTAACCGAGGAGTTCCCATGGCAGTCTCTCGCGATATGCCGAAGAAGGCGCCGACGCAGAATCCGGTCGAGTTCTTCGAGTGCAAGCAGCAGGGCGGCACGCACGGCACGCCGACGCGGATCCCCGATGTGCTGAAGAGCGGGAAGATGCGCGAAGAGGTCTACGGGCGCAAGACGCTGTCGAAGCAGTAGGCGCCTCGATGGCGATGCGGAGGATGACCATGAAGCGACGGCATGGGCCGAAGCATCACGGGCGCGGGAAGAAACCTCCCTCCGGGCCGCACGCCAAGGTGCCCACCGCGACGGTGTTCCGCGAGGATCATCACCGCAACACGAAGAAGGGCAGCACGGGCGGGGGCATGGGCCGTGACAAGGCCAACACCACGGTGCAGAGTGGCAACCGCCCGATCCGAACCGCAGCGAAGACCGCGCGCCGCGCGTCGACCCAGAAGCGGGGCAAGTTCAGTCACGATACGGTGATCTGAGCATGGCCGCGCGCAAACACCGCAGGATGGCGCACAAGCCGAAGGCCGTCACCCTGCCGACGCATCCGGGGGCGGACGTCTTCGCGGGCACCAAGGGCGGCAACCGCCGCACGAAGGAAAAGCGCGCCAAGGGCGGATCGCTTGGCAAGTCGCTCCCCGGCGAAGGACTCGCCCAGTTCCAGTTCGCGAAACAGAACGCCCGTCGCCGCCCGAAGTCAGCAGGGGAAGCCGACAACGTCGGGCGGGTGGTGCGTCCCGCGGCGCACAACAAGCGCCAGTCGGGGGTGGCCGCGCGGGCGCGCAAGACGGTGAAACGCCTCTCGGATCAGATGATCTGATGGGGCCATGGCGAAGCGCAAGAAGCAACCTCCGTCTGACGTCGTAGACGCCTTCGCGGGCGAAGACGCGACTCCCGGCGAGAAGCCGGACATCGAGAACTGGGCAGATCAGGAAGAGCACGACGCCTTCGTGGACGCCAAGGAGTACTACACGACCGTTCGCAAGGCCTGGGACAACAAGGAAGACCAGGACAACAACATCGAGGAGTTCTGGAACATCTTCAACTGCAAGGTTGACGACAACGCCCAGTACTCCGGCAACGCCACCTGCTACATCCCCGCCGTGCGCGACGCGGTCAACGCGCGCACCAAGCGGGCGCTCAAGCAACTCTTTCCCGCGAACAACAAGCATGTCGAAGCGGTGTCGTCGGACCACAAGACGCCGTGGACGCAACTGTCCCTGCTCGAGCACTACATCCGCCAGACGCGGCTCAAGTCCATCGTACGCACCGTGCTGGTCGCGGGGGATGTGACCGGGCAGTGGAACGTGATGGTCGACTGGACGAAGTCGAAGCGCCGCACCACGCAGTTGGTGGAGAGCAACTCGCTCGAGATGGACGGCGAGGAGCTCGACGTCGAAGGCATCCTCGATCAGGACGAGGAAACCGAAGAGGTCGAGGTGACCGACGAGGGTCCGGAGATCGTGGACTTCGCGACCCAGGATCTCGTCGTGATCCCGCCGACCTGCCAGGATCTGCAGAAGGCGCAAGCCGTCGGGGTGAAGCTGCGGCTGTCGCGCGAGAAGGTCAAGATGATGGTGGACGAGGGCGTGATCATCCTGCCCGAGAACACCGACATCAAGGAATTCTGCATTCCCGACAAGGAGCGCGACAAGAAGAATCCGAAGAAGAAGGCCGCGGGCGACGCCGGCATCAAGACCGACGGCACCGACAAGCATGCGCTGATCTACATGGTCTACATGAAGCTGCCGCTCGACGGCAAGGGCAAGCCGAAGTGTCCGGCGATCATCTTCTACTCGGGCAAGGACGAGGTGTGCGGCATCATCCGCAATCCTCTGTGGTCGGGCAAGATTCCGATCGTCAGCGAGCCGGTGGAGCGCAACCAGGGTTCGTTCTTCGGGATCTCGAAGATCGAGCCGGTGAAGTTCCTGCAGTGGAACCTCAACGACTTCTTCAACATGGGGCAGGACAGCGCGATGTACTCGCTCCTGCCGATCTGGGCGGTGAATCCCCAGGCGGCGCCGCAATGGGCGTCGCTGGTGATGGGTCTTGCTGCAGTGTGGCCGGTGGGACCGAACGACGTGAAACCGCTGACGCAGCCGCAGTTGTGGAAGGAGTCGATGCAGATCACCGACGCCATGAAGCGGCAGATCTGGGAGTCGATGGACGTCAACGACATGATGATGGGCAAGATGCCGCAGGGGCGCAAGAACAACCAGTTGATGGGGGCGATGCAGCAGGAGCAGCAGGTCAACATCACCGATCACGCCTCGCGCTTCGAGGACGTGGTGCTGAACCCGCTCCTTGAGTTGCTCTTCGAGTTCGACCAGCAGTACCGCACCGACGAGGTCACGATCGAGCAACGCGGCGAGATCGGGGAGAAGGCGGCGCTCGAGGTGATCCCGCCGCCGCAGTGGGGCGAGAAGTACTTCTTCCGCTGGAACGGCACCGAAGCCATGCAGACGATGCAGCGGATCCAGCAGCAGATCGCTGCGGTCAACGTGCTGAAGGGCATCCCGCCGCAGATGCTGAACGGGCGCACGCTCGACGTCGGCCCGTTTGCGGAGATGCTGGCCGAGACGGCGTTCGGTCCCGAGATCGCGCCGCGCATCCTGCTCGACCAGCGTAACCAGTTCAAGATGGATCCGGTCATCGAGAACGAGATGCTCTGGAACGGATTCGAAGTCGACGTGCATGAAGCCGACGACGATCCGGCGCATCTGCAGTCGCACATGCAGGCCGCGGCGATGAGTGGCGATCCGGTCGGCTACTTCAAGACGCACATGCAGAAACACATGGCGCAGCTGCAGAAGAAACGCGAGATGGCGATGGGTCCGCCGCCGCAGCAAGGTCTGCCCGGAGCACCGGGTGGGGCGGGGCCAGGCGTGCCGGGAACCCCTCGTCCCGGCGCGATGCCCGCCCCCGGCGGTCCGCGTCCGGCGCAGAACCCGCCGGGTGCGATCCAGGCGGACGCCATGCCGGGGATGCCGGGGAGAGGATGATGCGACGGGGCATCAAGTACGAGCCGATCTCCAACTGCGGCGTCGATCGCATCCCGGACGATTACGCCTGCGACGGCTACCCCGTGTTCTATCTCGAGGGACTGACGATCATCGCGCATGCCATGACGCTTCCCTACAAACACATCATCGTGGGGCCGTCGTTCTTCGTCCTGACGGGGGGAGAGCAATGGGCGGTGCTCCTGCACGAAGCGGGGCATCTCGCGAAGAATCATTTCTGGAAGCGGGTGCTCTGGGTGCCGTTGTGCTGGACGAAGGCGGCGGAGCGGATGGCGCAACTGCAGGAGCTCGAGGCCGATCGCTATGTCATCACCAAAGGGTACGGTCCCGCGTTGTTGCAATTCTTCCGGCGCGTGATGTTCCTGCCGCGCAGCGACTTTCATCCGGACGTGGCGCTGCGGTGCGTCCATGCCGAGGAGAGAATGAAAAATGCTCAAGCGATTTCTTAGCCTCGCGATCGTCGCCAACGAGGCCGTGGTCACCGGGCAACGCAAGCCGGTGGGCTACCAGCAGATCACCTCGCTCGCGAGCGCGACCAAACTGACGATCCCGACCATCACGGTGCCCGGGGTGCAGCCTGGGCAGAGTGTCCCGCAGACGGTGCTGAATCAGCCTGTGGGCTACACGATCATCCAGAACTCGGGGACCGCGTCGGTGCGCTGGCGTGATGACGGCACTGCGCCGACCGTGAGTGTCGGCATGCTGCTCGCCATCGGCGCGGAACTCGACTACGCGGGCGATCCGGCGAACCTGCAGTTCATCCAGACCGCAGCGAGCGGTCAGCTTGAAGTGAGTTTCTACCTATGAGCGGCATGGGCGCCGACATCCAAACCGTCGGCGCGTCCGCGCTCGCGGCGACGCAACCGGGGTCCGGCGTTGCGCTCACCTCGACCGACACCTCGGGCGCGCCGGGCAACGCGACGGCGAACACGCCTTCGGGCCGCTGCGCCATCGCCGCTGCCGCCTCGAGCGTCGTTATCACCAACAGCCTGTGCAAGGCGAGCTCGCACGTCGGCTGCAAGATCAACCAGGCCGCTGCCGACGCGACCTTGACCAGTGTGCCGCGCGTGCTCTCAGCGTCCGGAAGCTTCACCATCTTCGGCAATGCGGCGGCAACCGCTGCCGTGGTGGTGGACTGGGTCTTATTCCCCTGAGCGCTGATTTGACAAGTCCCTTATAACCGGATCACCATAACGCGCCAAGGGGCGCTGACCATCCCTCCGAAGGAGTCCGTCAATGAATGTGCTGCCGCGTAAGCCTCTCGACTTCCTTTCCCTCCCCATCGGTCAGCCGATCACCACGGTGCTCCAGCCCACGGTGGCCGGGGGTCTGATCGAGATCGACGGCAACATGGTCCCGGCGGCATCGCTGCAGGCGGTGATGGCGCAGATCAACGCCTTCAACGTCGCGGACACGGCCTACAACTTCGCGTCCAGTGCGGGGGCGGCGCTGACGCTGTCGAACCTGGGCAACCTCTACCAGAAGTTGACCAATGGCGGCGCGGTGGTGGTGACGCTCGACGGGGCGTACAACATCGTCGCCAACCTGCAGAACCCGTTCCTTGGGCAGACCGGCTATTTCCAGATCTTCTCAAGCGGCGCGGGCACGGTCGCGACGCCGACGCTGACCGACACCACGGTCACGCTGTCGGGCACGACGTCCATCGCGGCGGGCAACGTGCGGATCTACCAGTGGCAGATCACGCAGCTGGCGACGACGACGGGCACCGCGGTCACCTCGGGCACCACCTTCTCCTCGCTCGCGCAGGTGGGTTCCACCAACCAGTACACGGTGACGCTCGGCACCAACGCGATCACGCCGGTTGTCGGCAACGTCATCTTCATCAACGTGACGGCGGGCACGCTGCCGTCGGGCTGGTATCCGATCTCGAAGGTGACCTCCGCCACGTCGTTCCAGATCGTCGCCCCGACCACGGGCACGGCATGGACCGCGACCGCCGCGACGATTCCCGGCACGGCAGTGGTTCCCGTCTCGCAATACCAGGCGGGCTACACCTCTGGCCTCGTCGGCGCAACGGGCATCTTCTCGCCGCTCCTGACCATCACGGCGGTCGAATCGCACGCTGCGGTAGTGTAAGGAGACGCGCATGAAGCTGATCCTTCCGCGCCGCTTCCTCAAGTTCCCGGTGATCTTCCCGATGCCAGCGGGGATGACGCCGGACAAGAGCGCGGCGTTCGGACTCCCCGGCCTCATCAGCAACGTCAACAACTACTCGGAAGCGTTGCCCGCGGGGTTCGGCATTGCGACCTCGGGCACCAACATCAACCTCACCCCTTTGCAGGCGACCATCGGAGTGACGCGGCTCACGTCGGGCGCTTCCGGCGGCTTCACCATCACGCTGCCCTCGACCGCCTCGATCCTGTCCTTCATCGGTGCCGGTAACGCGGTGCCGACCGATGGCAGCTACGCGGAACCGATCTCGATCATGAACGACAACATCGGGCAGATCGGGACGTTGACGGCGGGGGACGCGAGCACCACGCTCGTCGGCACGATGACGGTCGCGACCAACACCCGGCGGCTGTTCCTGCTGACGGTGACGGGCAACAACACGATCCAGATTAACAACATCGGGTCCATGGGGCTATGAACCGACTCCTGCGCTTCTTTCTGCTTGCAGTGGGACCGGGCGAGGAAGATCCGAACGCACCGCCGCCCGAACCCACGGGCATCGATGATTCGGGTTCGACCGGCGACGACTCTTTTGACGATCTCCTTGACCTCGCGGAAGACGGCGGCGGGACTCCTCCCCCGGCAGGGAACGAGGACAACGCCGCTGTCAGCGAGGCGCGCCGACGCGCCGAAACGGCGGAGCGCGAACGCGACAGCGAACGCCAGCGCCGCGAATCGGTGGAGCAGCAACTCCGTTCGCTGCCTGTCCCCCGCGGCGATGCCGACTACGAGTCGGAAGAGCGCGAGCTCCAGCAACTCGGGGACCAGGTGCGCCGCGGCGAGTCGACGCAAGAGCAGTACGCCTGGCGCAAGTGGCAGATCGATTCCAACCGCAACATCCGGGCCGGACGGCGCGAGAGTCAGAATGCGCTCGCCGCTTCGGTCGACCTTGCCGACAAGGCCGCGTTCGATCGCCTCGAGCTCTCGAAGCCGAAGGTCTACAAGGCCTATGCGGAGCGCGTCGAGCAGGCGATGGCCGAGATGCATCGCCGCGGCCAGAACGCCCCCCGTCTCGCCGTCCTGCGGCTGTTGATCGGTGACGACATCATGAGCGGCAAGGTGAAGAAGAGCACGAAACCGAAGCCAATTGAGCAACCAACGACGCGGGTTGCCCGTGGCGCGAGTCCCGGCGTGCGCTCCGATGTGCGGGCGAACAGCGGGGCCAAGACAGAGCACCAGAAACGCATCGAAAGGCTTGAAGGGCGTCCCATCTAATCACGCGGAGCACACGATGAACAGGTTCCTTTGGAAGATCGCCGCCTTCTTGACGCTCGGCGTGGTCAATGCGTCAACCTCGCCCGGGTTTCAAGCGGACGTCGAGAACTACATCCAAGAGGAAGTAGAGCCGCTCGCGCGTCGGCAACTCGTCGCCTACCAGTTCGGCAAGCCTCTGCACCTCGATACCAACCGGGGCGTGAACTACACGGCAACGCGCTTCGAGCGGCTCCCGCTGCCGTTCGCGCAGTTGCAGGAAGGCGTGGCCCCACCGGGCGAGCCGGTGCAACTGGTGCAGGTGGTCGCGACCGCGCAGCAATGGGGCGACAGCGTGATCGTCACCGACGTCGCGAACCTGACGATCAAGCATCCGATCTTCCAGCAGGCGATCCAGCTTGTCTCGCTGCAGATGCCAGAGACAATCGAGCGCAACACGCTCAACACGCTGGTATCCGCGAATCAGGTCAACTTCGCGAACGGGCGCGCGAACCGCGCTGCCATCGTCGCGACGGACGTGATGAGTCCGCACGAATCGAACAAGATCGTCGGCTCGCTCCTGACCTACGGAGCGCCGCGTTTCAACGGCGACGAGCGCGAAGACATGATGATCGAGGCGGGCGCGTACCGCGACCCCTCGAAGTCTCCGGCGATCATGCAGCACTACGTTGCGCTGATTCATCCGCTGGTCGCGCAGGACATGCGCGAGAACGCGCAGGTCAACACCGCCTGGGCGTACAGCGATATCAATCGCCTCTACAACAACGAGCTCGGCCCGTTCGGCGGCGTCCGGTTTGTCGAGACGAACATGATGCCGTACTGGACCGGCGTCGCGCTGGTGACGGGTGCGGCCTCGACCACAGGCGGATCGCTCGCGACCTCCGCGACCTACAACATCCAGGTCACGGCGTCCCCGATCCTGACCTCCGTCGAGCAGAAGGTATTCCAAGTCAGCGGCAACATCAGCGTCACCGGCCCGACAGGTTCGATCACGGTCACCCTCCCGACGCTGCCCGGCTACGTCTTCAACGTCTACATCGGAACGACGGCCTCGCCCGTCAACCTCGCGACGACGACGTCGGGGCCGACCACGGGTCCGCTCGCCGGCATGGCAACGCAACTCGCGTCCGGCTCGACGGTGGTGCTCACCGGCATCGGGGTATCGCAAACCCCGCCAGCTGCACCCGCAACCGGCGTCAACGTGTTCCCGACGATCTTCATCGGCAACCATAGCTACGGGCAGGTGATCCTCGAGAACCCCGAGTTCTTCTACCTGACAGGCGCCGACAAGAGCGATCGGCTGAATCAGACGAGGGTGGTGTCGTGGAAGATCTTCTACGGCTCGATCATCCTCAACCAGGCGTTCATGGCGCGGGTGGAAAGTTCGTCGGCGTTTGCTCCGGGCTACTCAGCCGGGACGATGGCGGACATCAGCTAATCCATCCTGTCTGGGGGCGGGGTTGCGATCCCTCTCGGTCCCGCCCCCTATTTTCTTCGGAGCAAGACGATGGCACGCAAGTGGACAGCGGAACAGAAGGCGGCGGCACGCGAGCGTGCTCTGAAGCGAAAGGAATCCCACGCGGAGATCGCCTCGATTGAGGGTGTCGGACCGGAAGACACCGCATCGCTCAAGAAGCAGATCGCGGATCTGACGGAAAAGCTGGCGGCGGCGACCGCGCAGCGCAGCGACGAGGAACTTGCCCTGCTCGCATCCCTGCAGGGGATCAACAGCCTCGGTGCGGACTCGAATCGCGAAGTGGCGACCGGCAAGCTGGTCAAGGTGCGGCGCCTCGCGAAGTACAAGATCGCAGGCTACAAGGAGGACGGGCGCGAGATCCTACGCCCCGAATTCAAGACGGTGGAACTGCCGACCTTCTTCTACAAGATCAACATGCCCCCGTGCGGCGGCTCGGACATGAAGATCAACGGCATGCCGCTTTACCACGGCGCAACGGTGGAACTCGACATCGACACGCTGCGCACCGTGAAGGACATGGTGTTCCGGATGTGGGCGCATGACCGCGAGATCCACGGCTCCGACGAGAACTTCTATCGCAAGGCAAACAAGGACGTGAACCCGCAGAACACGATCTCGATGAGGATGACGGGATGATCGAAACGCCGCAGGGACCGGCAGACGTCAGCGAACGCATTGTAGGCAACTTCGAGATCACCCTGAACCTCTCCGACAAGAGAGGCATCCGGGTCACGGGGTACATCTACGACAAGGACGACAGCAAGCGGCTGAACGCGCGCATCGACTGGTTGCAGGACACGCTGGACCGCCAGTTCATCCGCGCCGACGTCGTCAACAAGCGGGCGCAGATCACCTACGAGAAGATCAACATCGACGCGCAGCAGAACGCGGCGGAAGGACTTATCAACAAGCGCAACGGCGGGAAGAAACTGAGTTCGCAGGAGCAGTTGATGCTGAACAACCTCGAGCCGAACGTCCACGCCGCGAAACAAAGGATCGAGTCGCTCGACGCAGCGATCCAGGCAGCCGAAAAGACGCTCGCAATGACGTGATGAGAGATGCAAGCGAAACAAATCGTCCAACTCGCCTCATGGGAAGCCAAGGGCGGCACCGGCATGGTGAACATCGCCGGTCAGTACCTGAACGTCGTCCTTGAAGATCTGAAGATCAACCGTAACCTGAAGATGAATCAGGTTACGCAGTTCATCACGGTAATCCCCGGGGGCTACGGCCCCTTCAAGCTGGAAGCGGATTACCTTCGCACCTACGATCTGTTCTACCCGCTGCCGGTCGCCGGGGGCGCGACCTCGTCGTCGATGACGCAATTCCTGACTCCGGTCACGATGGAGCAGTTCGATGCCGAGTTCAAATCGCCGTCCGTTTCCAATTACCCGTATGAGTTTGCGACCGACCTATCGACGCAAGCGCAAATATGGGATAACAGTCCGACGCTACCCGCGAACACCACGCCCGGTCTGTTCACCGGGATCGGGAACAAGACCAGCGCGGGACAGATGTTCATCTACCCGCAAACTTCTGGCGCATTAGTCCTCACCCACCGCTACATGGTGAACCAGCCGGATCTGACGACGCCCGAAACGTCGAACATCACGCCATGGTTCCCCTTCACCGACTATCTCATTGTCGCGACTGCGGCACGCCTGATGGGCGTGACCGGCGACGACCGGCGCGACTCGTACTTCGCGAATGCCGACAAGTTGCTGCGCCCGTATCTCATCATGGACGGCGACGAGCAGTCCGCGATCCATGACATCAAACTCGATCCCCGGAAGTTCAAGTTCATCAGGAACCTGAAGCCGACCAAAGCATCACCGATGTAGGCGCGCATCATGGCTATCAACAAAAGCCATCCGATGCGTTTCACCCCAGAAGGGTTGACGGACGCCTACGATTCGACCAATGAGTTCCCCGGTAGCTGCCAGCTACTGCAGAACTTCATCTTCGACCAGTCGAATCCCGAGATCATCATCGCCCGCCCGGGTGTGACCCGGAAGGCGATCTTCAACACCGCAGGCTTCACCACCCCCGGGTTCGTCTCGGTGCAAATTGTCATCGGGACTCTGTGCTACGGGATGATCTCGACCGGGCGCTTCTCCGGGAAGGACGAACCGTTCGTCTTCAACCTGGTGACCGGCACCTTCGTCCCGCTGACCGGGGTGACCGGCGCGGGGTGCCCGGCCTCGCCCAACACCACGGGCGACTGGATTCCGCCGACGATGGCGAGCGTCGGGACGATGGTGATCGTCACGCACCCGGGGTTCGCGTCCACCGTCAACAAGTTCGGCTGGTTCGACGTCACCACGCCGACGGCTCCGGTCTGGCACGCGGGCGACACGGCCACGAACGGACTCACCGCAGTTCCGAATGCCGTCGCGAACTTCAACAATCGCGCGTACTTCGCGGTTGCGAATCAACTGCAGTTCACCGACATCCTCACCAACCCGCCGACGCGCACCAACGCGAACCAGGCCTTGGTGGTCGGGGACCAGACGATCGTCAACGCGCTCGCGGGTCTGCCGGTGCAGACCACCTCGAGCGGCGTCGTGCAGGCGTTGTACGTCTTCAAGCAGACCTCCCAGGTCTGGCAGGTGACGGGCGATTCGGTCTTGAGCAACCTCGCGCTCAACTACGTCTCGCTCACCGTCGGAACGGCAATGCCGCGCTCGGTCGCGCTGGCGACCTCCGGGCTGTACTTCATGGCGGCGGGGGGTCCGTACTTCATCGACGCCCTCGGCAGCTTGCGGGCGCTGACCAACAGCGCGCAGCAGAGCAACCCCGACATCAAGGTTCCGTTCCAGAACGCGCAGACGCCTACGCGCTGGGCGGCGGCTTACGGATCTTCGACCTATCGGATCTCCGGGCCGACGGTCATCAAGGGCGTGCAGACCCAGAATGATTACTGGTTCGATGAATTGCGGCGGCGCTGGACCGGACCGCATACCTTCGGCTATGACTGCGCGTCGCCCTTCGGGCGCGACTTCATCCTGTCGTCGGTCAACAATCCCGGCGTCCTGATCTACAGTCAGGACGAACAGACGTCGTCTTCGGTCTTCACCGATCTCGACAGCGCATACACCTGCCTGATGCTCTCGAGCACGTTCCCGAAGACCGGGGACATGTTGACCAAGCAGGTCGCGGAATCGCAGCTGGAGCTCGAGGCGTCCCTTGGGCTGTCGTTCTACACGGTGCAGGCGCAGAACGAGCAGGGCGTCGTGATGGGGCAGGTGGTGATGGGGGTGTCGTCCGGGGGCGCGGACTGGGGCGCGTTCATCTGGGGGGACGGCACTCTGTGGGCACACTCCATCGTCTGGGGTGGTGGCGAATTGTGGGGCGATGCCGCGCATTTCGGCTCGGGAGCGATCTGGCTATCCGGGCAGCAGATCCCGTCGCCCTACGCAGTGTCCTGGGCGGCGCCGCTCGTCTTCGAGAAGATGCAGTTGCAGGTGAGCGTGACGGCGTCCGAGTTCGTCGGGGTGGGCACGTTTTACGCGCGCTACCAGCAGACGGGCTACATGGTCCCCACCTCGATCACGGTATCGAGCATCGCGGGGACCACGGGGTTCGGCACCGGCCCGGGCGCAGGGGTAGGCATCGGTCCCGGCGTTGGCATCCAGGGCATCACGGTGCAGGAAAGCGGGGTCGCAGTCGGCACCATTGCCGGGATCAACACCATCAACTTCACGGGTGCGGGTCAGACGGCGACCGGGGCGGGGGCGATTGCCACGGTCAACATCCCGGGGGGCGGTGGTGGTGGCGGAATTCCGTCTCCACCCGCGAACTCGATCCAGTTCGACAACGCGGGCGTGTTCGGTGGCAGTTCGCACCTGCTCTGGAACTCGGGGCTGCAGGCGGTCCAGACGGACACCGGCACCTCGATCCTGATGGCGGGCGTCGGCGTTATCCAGCAGGGGGTCGGCAGCAGCATCGTTCAAAACGACACTTCGACGCTGCAGACCGGCAACACCTCGTTTGTGACCTGGGGTCAAAACCTCACATGGACGACCGACATCAATATGAATTGGACGGTCCAGTCGGGTTCGACCGTCACCATCGGCGCGAACGCTTCGTGGACGTTCGGGTTCACCTCGATCCTGACCTTGCAGCAGGGCAGCAAGATCATGGGGGACATGAGCAACGCGACGCTCGCGAACCGGCTCACGTTCCAGAGCACGACGCTCAACGGCAATTCGATCTACAACATCATCCCGAACGGCGCGGGGACCGCTGCGGGGATACAACTCTACAACGCGAGCGACTTCTCGAATCACTCGCGGCTCGCCATTCAGGCGCGCACCACCGGCCACATCCTGAACTCGGTCAACCTCGGCACGGGCGCGATCCAGCCGATCCAGTTAGCGATCAACGGTACGCCGGGGGTGCAGGTCACGACATCGTTCGTGACGCAGGTGGTCAACGGGTTCTCGCGGAACGTCGTCACCAAGACCACGACGTATGCCGCGACGATCAACGACAGCATCATCTTTGCCGACACCACGGGCGCGGCATGGACGCTGACGTTGCCAGCGGCGAACGGCGACGGCGCGGGGTTCTCGGTCGGGTTGCGGATCAAGCGCATCGACAGTTCGGTGAACAACCTCACGATCTCGCGCGCGGGTGCGGACACGATTGACGGCGCGACGACGCTGGTGCTCGGGGCGTTGCAGGCTGCGGACCTTGAGAGTGATGGCGTGTCGAAATGGGGAGTCATGTAGATGTACGTCGGCGCTGGCACTCAGGAAGGGCAATTTCTGCAATGGGACAACATCAACAAAAAGATGGTGTGGAACATGGGCGGCGTGCCGGTCGCGCCGAACATTCCCGGCTGGCGCACCGGATTCTTCGGCACCATCGGCACGCGGCTTGCCATCATGACCGGCACAGGCGGCGGCGCGCTCTTGGTCGATGGTTATTCCGGTGTAGCGGCAGGCGGCGGCACGGGCGGTGGCGGTTCCGGCTCCCTCGCGGCAGGGACTTATTACGACACATGGGATCGCTGTCTCACCGCCTCGACTACATGGGCGGGCGTCCGCATCGGTCGGCAATGGATGGGGATTGGAAGTGCAGCAGGCTTCGGCGGCTTCCACGTTTCGTTCCGCTGGGCGATAGACATATTCGCCTCGGTCACGAAGCGGCAAATGGTCGGGCTGTTCAATCAGACGACGGCGCTCGGCACGGGCGATCCGTCCGCCAACACCAATTGCGTCTACGTCGGTTGCGACGACACGCAGACGACGCTGCGGGTCATGTCGAACGATAACGTCGGCACGGCAACGCAAGCGAAGGATTTGGGTGCGAACTTCCCGAGTACGAGCGTGCGGGCGGCGTGCTTCGAGTTCCATCTGTGGTGTCTGCCGAACGCCTCCACGATCAACTGGGCGATCCAGCGGCTTGACGCCAATTTCTCCGACTTCGGGGTGATCTCGTCGGACTTGCCGCAGAACTCGGTATTCCTTGCGCCGCATTGCGGCATCGCCAACAGCAACGCGACCAGCGTAACCCACGCCTTTATGCAGTTAATCGCAGAAACACCGAATTGAGGACGCCATGAACCTACGCAACTTCCTGCGGCTCGCGGCCATCATCGGTCCGCTGCCGAACATCATCCACGACGGCGATCTCGTTGACGCGGTCCCGGTGATGAATGACTTCAACTGGATCGTCAATCAGGTCAACGCGAATGTTCCGCCGCTCATTCCGTCGGCAGCGAACCAGGTCGTCTACGTCCCGCAGGCGGCAGTCGGCGGCACGGGCAATGCGATCACGCTCGCACCCTCGACGCCGATCCTTGCGTATGCGGAAGGGCAATCGTTCCGCTTCCGCGCCGCGAACACCAACTCGGGTCCGGTCACGATCAACACCAGCGGACTCGGTGTGCGGACGGTCACGACGCCAGCAGGATCGGCGTTGACTGGCGGCGAGATCACCGCCGGGGGCGAGTACGACGTATGCGATACCGGCACCGTCTACATGCTGATGAGCGTGCAATCGACCGGTGCATTGAGCACTTGGACGCCGGGACTCACCTTCGGCGGCGCGAGCGTCGGCATGACCTTCGCTTCGCAGAATGGCATTTGGCAGAAGTTGAACAACATGGTCTATATCGCCTTCATGTTCCAACTGTCGGCCAAGGGATCGTCTGCAGGCGCGGCGCTCGTCACCGGATTGCCGCAGAATATCAATGCGGGGTATCCGAACACGCCGAACCAGTTCATTCCGATCCCCGGCCAAGCGTGGAATCTGGCTACTGCGCTGGCGTCGGGGAGCACATTCCTCATGAGTCTCAACCCCGGCGCGGCCACGCTCAATTTGCGCTATATCGCGCTGAGTCCGGGTTCGGTGATTGCTCTCGGAAACCTTGACTTCAACAATAACACCGTCATCGCAGGCAACGGCTGGTACTCGACCTAAAGGGGCCATCATGAATCGACGCGCATTCTTCCAGCAGTTCCTTGCGCTGCCCGTGATCGTCGGGCCGCTGCCGAACAACATCGTGGACGGCACGCTCGCGGACGCTGGTCCGGTGATGGCGAACTACAACTGGATCTTGACTCAGGTCAACGCCAACGCCATGCCGCTGACCGGCCCGTTCTATGGCGGCGGTTTCCAAGATCCCGGTCTGAGCAATTCGGCCTATGGCAGCGGGGCGCTCGCGGCGAACGCTTCCGGCACCTTCAACAGCGCGTTCGGCAATACGGCACTCTCGGCGTTGACGCAAAGCAACGGCAACACGGCAGTCGGCGCGCAGGCGTTGCAACATTTCAACGGTGCGCCGTTCATCAACACCAACAACGTCGCGGTCGGATACAACGCGGCGCTGACGCTCACCACGGCAACCGACTGCATCGCCGTCGGGGCCAACGCGCTCCTGAACGACAGCAGCGGTTCGCAGAACATCTGCATCGGCAGCAGTGCGGGAGCGGCGATTGTCAGCGGCACCAACCTCGCTATCGGCTATCAGGCGATGCAGAACTTCACCGGGGGCGCGACCGCGATTGCCATCGGGTATCAGGCCATGCAGAACGCCGTCACGGGCGGGGGCGCGAATTGCGTTGCCATCGGCAACGGGGCAATGGCAACGTCCGCTGCGCTGGCAGCGCAATGTATCGCCATCGGCACCAACACGTTGCCCGCTGCGAACTCGGTGGGCAACATTGCCATCGGCAACAACGCGGGACAGGGTGTTACTACGGGCGGCGGGAACGTCTGCATCGGCTCGGGCAGCGGCCCGAACGTGGGTAGTGGCGTCAGCAATGTCGCCGTCGGCAACAGCACGCTCATCGGCAGTTCGGTCAGCCGTGTAACGGCGGTCGGACAAACTGCGGCGGGGGCATCGGGCGGAGCGAATGACGTAACGGCGCTGGGCTACCAGGCCGCGCAGAACGCATTGGCGCCGGGCGGAGCGGGCATGACGGCGGTCGGCTCGGGTGCCCTCTCGACCGGATCGAACGTACCGAACACCACGGCGGTCGGGTTCAATGCGGGGACCGCGCTCAACAATGCGAACGGCAACTGCACGCTCGTCGGCTACCAGGCCGGGGTGACGCTGTTCAACGGCTTCAACAACGTCGCCGTCGGCAACAGCGCGCTCGGCGCAGCGGCCACGTCCAACTCGGTTGCCATCGGCCCCTTCGCACTGCAGACCGGCGGCGGCAGTAACGAGATCGCCATCGGGGTATCGGCGCTGCAGAACGCGACCGGCAACTCCAACGTCGCCATCGGCTACCAGGCCGGATTCGCGGGGACGGCGATTACAACCGGCGACCATAACACCTTCCTTGGCGACTCGGCGCAATCGAACGGCAACGGCTACACGAACGGGATGGCGCTCGGCAACGCCGCGATCCTGACCGCGAGCAACACCATCGTGCTCGGGAACTCGAGCATCGGCTTCCTGCGCTGCCAGGTCACGACGATCAATACGCTGTCCGATCGCCGCGACAAGCATGACGTCGAGGATCTCACGCTCGGCGCCGATTTCATGAAGCAGCTGAAGCCGGTGTCCTACCGTCTCTCGAGCTCGCCGGCGGTGAAGCGGTACGGGTTCATCGCGCAGGAAGTCCAGCAAGCGTTGCTGATGCTCACGCCGGATGCGCAACTGACGGAGCGCACCATCGGGGACGGCAAGGGGAACCTCGCGCTCTTGATGCGGGAGAACGACGAGAAGGGCACCTACCTGCTCGGCTACAACGAATTGATCGCACCCATGGTCCGCGCTATTCAGGAATTGACCGCAAGGATTCAACTACTGGAAAAGAATGCGGCGTAGGGTAACCCCGTCCATAGGGACAGGACACCCCACTCATCTGAGGAGATAGCAATGGTTGATTTTGGCAATATCCCGCAAGGCGGGTCAGCGAATTTCGTTGTACTCGCAATGCTGTCGGATGGCACGACGACGTCGCTGGCGAATGCAGGCATCACCTGCACGCTGACCAACGACAGCGACCCGTCGCTCGGCGCAGCGCAAGTCAATCCGGACGGCACGGCAGGCGTCGTGCAAGCCGGTGCGCCGCCAGCACTCGGGCAGGGTTCGTTTCACGTCACCGACAGCACGGGGCAGTTCACCGACAGCGCGACGTATGAGGTGGTCGCTGCAGTGACGGTGACGGGCATCGTCATCACGCCGGTCGCTGGCATCAAGATCGCGGCGACGAAGAAGAAGTAAGGGGTTGTACCCGCCCGGGGGCGGTTCGTTTCCCGATTCGTTCCGGGCCGTTCCCGTGGCGGCTTTACACAAGGAGATGCTCATGCGCTACCTGTTGTTTGTTGCGTTGCTCTTTACAGTCACGGCGGTGGCGGCGCAACCGTCCTGCCTCTGCACCGCGGGGTGCAAGATCTCGGCGGATGCCTACTCGGCGGGTACCGCGCAGCCGACGTCCTGCACGGTCTACAAGGCCGGGGTCAACATCGGAACCGGCGCTGTCGTTGCTTCGAGTACGATCCCGCTGTCTAACGCTGCAGTCTGCACGCCAGCGAGTCCCACCTACGTTCCGGGTCCGGGGACGAATGTCTCATGTCTGGTGACGATCCCGGCGCAGGCGGCGGGCCAGATCACACTCGCGATGACGGCAAGTAATGCGGCGGGGGAGTCGTCGCAATCCAGCCCTTTCGTATTCAATTCTGTCGCTGCCCTTCCAACAATCCCGGCACCCCCGGGCAACCTCCGGGTAACGGAGGCGGACCCGCTTGTGGTGCTGGCCTTTGCAAACCTAACGCAATCCTCGACTATTAGGTTCCATCACCAACCTTTCGAGTAAAGGAGAAATCATGGCTGACGACAACGGTGGTGCGCGCGGTGTGTTTCGATGGCTGATAGGTCAGGTCTGGGGAATCATGATCGGCATCCTCGGCACCGTGGTGGTCGAGTTCATCATCCGGCATTGGGGAACTTGACTTGAATGGAGGGGGCGGACTTCTTCTTCACGGCGTTCGCCGTCCTCCTATCCGTCGTCACAGTCGCATGGATGATCGTCTACATCCTGTGGCACCGCGATCCTGAGAAATCGTTCATCGCATGGATCATGCGAACTCTCTTCAATCGACACAAGGAATGACATGACCACCACACCACACAAACACATCGTTCCACCGACGAAACCGATCACTCCGATCGACGCTCCGGTGGATCATCCGAAGACCGCGCCCGCGGCGGCGGCACCCAAGGTCGCCACGCGCCAGGACTTGCAGGACGCGCTGCAAGCCTTGGTCGATGCGAACTGTGCCAGCTACGGTGACGCGCTCGCCAACGCGAGGAACGTCCTCGGCTTGCCGTTGTCGTGAAACCGCGGCAACTTCGCGATGCGATCCTGACGGCCGCTTCGAGGACGGTGGAGACGGATTTCTTCGGTGAGCTCATCGAGGATGCCCCGGCGGTAGTGCCGCATTTTGCACCCGACAGGATCTGCCTGGTCGATCCCGATAAGGAAGTTGTCATGCCCGCGGCGGCGCCGCTGCCGGTGAACCTCGAGATGCGGAAGAAGATATTGCGCTACGAAGAGGAATTGGCCCGGCTTCCGAATATCGCGCTGCCGCTGCGGCATTTCTTTACCGACGGGTTGTATGCGCGCGAGTGTTTCATTGCGGCGGGCGTCGCCTTCGTGGGGCAGATTCATCGGCATCCCTGCATCAACATCATCTGCTACGGTGAAGTCGAAGTGGCGACGGAGGACGGCCCCAAGCATCTCGTCGGCCCCACCACCTGGGAGTCGCCGCCCCGGAGCAAGCGCATCGGCCTCGCGCTAAAGGACACGCTTTGGACTACCATTCACGCAAACCCGACGAATGAGCGTGATCTCGCGAAGATTGAAGCATTGCTCGTCATCCCTGATTACGACTCGCCGGAACTGTTGGAGATCAAACCATGACCCTTGCAGTCACTGCATCAGTCGTCGGCATCGGGGCGGGCGTCAACAGTCTGACCGGGGGCAGCATCTCCCACCTCTTCGGGGGTGGCGGGGGCGGGGGCACCGGGGGTCCGGGGGCGTACATCCCGACCGGGATCCACGAAGCCGACATGGAGTGGCAGGACATCATGCGGAACCTGTCCGGCCTGATGTCGGGCGGACAAGCGCAGACGCTGCCGCTCTTCCTGCAGTCGCTGCAGCAGATGGAAGGCATCCCGACCGGCGGGCTGACGCAGGCCGGTCAGCAGGCGGGAGCGCAGTACGGGAACCTCGCCAACCTCGCGCAGATGTACTCGGGGCTGATGGGGCAGGAAGCGGGCACCTTCGGGGGCGCGCAGCAGAACCTGATGGGCGCGGGCAATCAACTGTGGCAGACGGCGCTCGATCCGAACAACGCCTTGCGGAATCGCCTGTTGCACGACGTCCAGGAGCAGACCCGTGCCGGGGACACCGCCCGCGGGATCGCGATGTCGCCGCAGTCGGCGGGGCTGGAAGCCGACGCCAAGTCGAACTTCATGCAGAACTGGGAGCAGAACCAGCTGCAGCGGCAACTGATGGGCGCGCAGGGCATGGGGAGTCTGTACGGCCAGGCGGGGCAGCAGGGCCGCGACATGGGGCAGATGCTGCAGGCGTCGATGCAAATGGGGCAGATTTCACCTCAGATGTTGCTGCAGGCCGGGATCACGCCGTTCCAGCTTTCGCAGATGGCGGCGGGCTGGCCGATGCAGGCGGGGCAGATGTTCAACCAGGCCATGGGCGGCATCTATCAGCCGTGGTCGAACCTTATGGGGAGCATGATCCCCTACATGAATCAAGGCCTGGGGGCGACCAATCAGGCGTTCAATCAGGGGCAGGTCGGACTCAACAACCTGACCTCGGGGTTGGGTCAACTCGCCGGCCTCTTCGGCGGCAACCCCAGCGGCGGGTATGGGGTGAATCCAGGCTGGGACTTCAACCCGCCGGGCGGATGGGTCAATCTTGGCGGCGGGGGCGGCGGCGGCGCAGATACCGGTGCGGGGGCGACGTTCCCCGGACTTTCAGGGTAGGAGGACACGATGGCCTACGATCCGAATGCAATCAGCGACGACGTCCTGCGGATCAACCGATCCGGGCAGGAGACGGACTGGCAGGGGAACGTGATCCCCGGCGGGATCGACATCCCGAACTACAACCCGTCGAACCCGATGCAGTCGATCCTTGGCGGGATGGGCGGCGGGCAGCAGAGTGGCGGCGGGGGATGGGGCGCTCCGTGGATGCAGGGCGGCGGCGGACCGTTCATGCAGTTGTTGCAGCAGTTGATGGGCAACATGGGCGGGCAGCGCAGCGGGTTTGCGCCGAACCATTCGTTTCCCGGAGGTGGCGCGGTTGCTGGCGGACCCGGTTGGGCGGCGCTTAATCAAGGCGCGATCAACAACCCGCAGCCATTGCCCGCGTGGGCAGGCGGCGGTCCTCCCGGCGGCAACGTCAACCCGGTGGGCGGCGGGCGCAACTTCTCCGGGCCGATCCAGTGGCAGGCCGGCGGCGGAATGGGCGGGGGCGGCGGCGGCAACCGGATGTTCGCCGGCGGCTCGCCTTGGTTCAACGAGATGCAGCCGGGGAACTGGATGGGGAGCGCATTGAGGGGCGGCGGTGGGTCCACCTACCCGCTCAACCCATCAAACAGCCCGTTCACCGGGACTCAGGGATCGAACTACTCCCCGATGGCGAGCGGGCCGTTCCCGTCGATGCAGCGCCAGAACTCCGGTCCGTTCCCGGCCTACTGACATGCCCGACTTCACAGGTGGTTACACCAGCGCGCTCGATTCCGCGATGCGGCGGAAGTTTGAGCAGTCGCAGATCGACCTGACGCAGGAGAGAATCGAGGAGGACCGGGCGTACCTGGCCGACCTCGAGGACGCGCGGCAGCAGAAAGTGAAGGATGCGGTTGCGACGCTGACCGCCTACGGGGCGATTCCGCAACCTCCGCAACCAGGGCAACAGCAGGGCATTCAACCCCCGATGCCGGGGGACGCCTCGCAGCCGCAGGTGCCACCTCCTCCTGCTGGAGCTCCACCGATGGGGGCGCTCGGCGGGATGTCGCCGGTCCCCGGCATGCAACCGCCCATGGCACCCGCGGGAATGCCACCGCCGATGCCGCAGATGCAAGCGCCGCCATCCCCCGGAACGCCAGCGCCGGCGCCCGGAATGGCCCCGCCAGCCGCACCAATGGGCGGCGGTGGGGGTGCGCCCGCCCCCGCGGCGCCGGGAGCGCCACCGATGCCCCGGGGTGCGCCACCTGCCCAACCAGGCATGTATCCACGCCCCGGTGGCCCGTTCAGCGGGGGGCCGGGTGGTAGCGGAGTCCCTCCCGGCGGTGGCGCAGCCGCTGGTGCCGCTCCGCCCGGAACCCCACCCTCTCCGCCGCCGATCACCAATTCGATCACGTCCATGATCGCGGCGATGGACAAGAAAAAGATCGATCCGGTCACGCAAGTCCGCACGCTTGAGAAGATGATCCCGATGCTCAAGGCGCAGGAGCAGGAAGCCTTGAACCACCTGAAGGAAGAGGCTGCGGTCTACACGGCCAAGGCGAGGGCGGAGGTCGCGGAGCGGCAGCGCATCATCGCGGAGCGCGGCAAGGGTGGCGGCGAGGAAGAGCGGCTCATCGCCATGCTCGACAACAAGGATCTCTCGCCGGAAGCGCGCAAGCATGTGCTCGAGCGGCTCAAGGTGCTCGAGACGCTGCCGAAGTCGAAGCAACCCGCTGCAGCTGGCGGCGGTGGCGAGGGAGAGAAATTGACCCCGGGCGGCATGAAGGTGGCGGAGGAACTGATCCGCGCCGGTCGCCCGCTGCCTGGTGGGTGGAGCAAGGCCGGGATGTCCCGCGGCAACGCGATGCTCAACCAGATGGCGCTCGATGAGGAAGGCGGCGCCGGATCGGGCGAGGTCGCGGGTGGCCTGGCCGACTACAAGGCGAACACCGCGGCCTACACCCAGATCACCAAGGACATCTCGACCTTCAAGCCGTACTCGGACATGTTGCACCAGAACGTCGGCATCCTGGGCGAGCTCGCGGACAAGGTGCCGAAGACCAATGTCGCCTACGCCAACAAGTCGATCAACTGGCTGAAGCAGAACGCCGGGGACAATCCTGATGTGGCCGAGTTCCTGGCGCAGATGCGTTTCGTCCAGACCGAAGCCGCGCGCGTGATCAACAATCCGCGGCTGGTGGGGCAGTTGACCGACGAATCGCGCAAGGAGATTTCCGAGATCGTCAACGGCGAGATGCCGATCAACGCGACCAAGCGGGTGCTCGCGCGTCTGATCAACGACGGCGATCGGCGCATCAAGGCGATGGAAACGCAGCAGGCGGATCTCAAGAAGAAACTGAAGGTTGGCGCCGGCGGCAGGAAGTCGGACGACAGCGTCCGGGCCAAGGTCGAGGCGACGGGAAAGAAGTACGAACCCGACAAGTATGACTACCAAGTTCTGGATGACGGCACGGTGCAGAGGAAGCCGAAATGAGCGAATGGGAAACGATCGGCAAGCCGAAGGCCGACGATTCCGGATGGGAGACGATCAGCGCGCCGAAGGCGGCAGCGAAGCCGCCCAAGGCGGAACCGAAACCGCGGGCGACCCCTGAAGCAACGCCGCCGGAAGACCCCCTCGGGCAGGGACTCGGGATCCCCATCCTCGAGACGGCGGCATCGATGGGCAGCGGCATGGTGGCGAAGCCGATCGGGGACATCGCCGGTCTTGCGGCCACCGGCTGGGATGCGCTGACTGGGCAAGGAGAACGCGCCCCGATCAAGGGGAGCACGCGCCCCATCGGCCCGGAGCAGTTCCGCGAGGACGTCATCAAAGGCCTCACCTACGAACCGCGCAGCGCTGGCGGCAAGATGCTGACCGAGAATAACCCGCTCGCCTGGTTGTCGAAACTGTGGGGCAAGGGCGCGGAAATGGCGGGCGACGTCGTCACGGGCGATCCGACCAAGGCGGGTCCGCTGCGCACCGCCGCCGGTCAACTGGTGCGCTCCGGACTGGAAGAAGCGCCCGGGGTACTCGGCGCCAAGGTGATGAAGGGCGCGCCAGAGGTGGTCGCGCGGAAGCAGGGCGCGCTCGATATCACCAAGGGCGAGCAGGCGATGAAGGACGACGTGCGCCAACGCGCCCAGCGGTCGGGCTACATCACACCCCCCGAGAGTGGGGTGAAGGCCGCGGCGGCAGGCCTCGCCGGGAAAGCCAAGGTCGAGAAAATCCTCTCGGGGAAGAACGCCGAGAACGCGACGCGCAAGCTGGGGCAGGAGGTCGGTGTTCCCGAAGGCCGCGCGCTCGATGAGGCGACCTTCGAATCGCTCAAGGAGGACGCGGGCAAGTCCTACGACGCGATGACCAAGGCGGTCGGCCCCGAGATCCAGGTCACCCCGAAGTTCACCAATGCGATCAAGTCGACGCTGAATGACGTCACCGCGATGATCGAGCGCAACCCCGAGACGAACAAGGGGATGGTCCCGGCGCAGCGCATCCTGCGCGAGTGGGCGCGCAAGGCCGAACCGCAGGCGACGCCCCCGGTGAAGGAGCGCATGCCGATCGAGCGCACCCTCGACAAGGCGATCGGGGAGCAACCCGGTCCGTCGATCGCGCGCACGATCGAACAGGCGTCAGCCGACCTGCCCCACCACTACGGTTCGCTCGCCCCACCGCCGTCGATGCCGACCCGCTTGCCCTCCGCGCGACTGTCGACCCAGGGCACGCTCAAGGACATCCAGAAGTTGCGCAAGCAGGCGAAGGACGATTACCGCCTCGGTCGCGGCGACGAGGGCGATGCCCGGATGGCGGTCGCCAACGCGCTCGAGGGCATGTTCGAAGATGCGCTGGCAGCGAAAGGCAACACCACGGCGCTCGGTGACTTCCGCGCCGCGCGCACCCGCTTCGCCAAGATCTACATGCTCGAGGACATCGTCAACGACGCGACCGGCGAGGTGAACCTGCGGAAGCTTGCCTCGCTGTCGGATCGCCCGAAGTACAAGGGCATCCTCACCGGGGAGTTCAAGACCGCGGCGGACTTCGCCAAGACGTTCACCAAGGCGGCGCAGAAACCGACGGGCGAGGCGGCGCCGCGGCTCACGGTGTTCGACGGACTCTTTACCGCGGGCGCGATCGGCTCGGGCCACATCGGGGCAATGGGCGCAGCTGCGGGCGAGCTCGCGGGACGCTTGGGCATTCCCGCCGCGGCGGAGCGGGGCATGCTCCAGAACCAACGTCCGCCCTACCGCGCGATGGATCTCCGTACGCCGCTGGGCGCGACCGGCGTCGGGGTGACTGCCGAACAGCAGTGAAGATTCTCTGTCTCGACGTCTCGAGCAACGCGCTCGATTGGCTCATGCGCTGCCAGTTGGCGGGCCATGAGGTGATGTGGTTCGACCAGAAGCGCAAGGACGGATCCGTCCGTCTCGCCGGCACCGGCATCGTCCCGAAACTGCATGACTACGACGCGCTCCGCAAGAAGTGGCTCGGCTGGGCGGATCTCATCTTCTTTGCCGACAACGCCCACTATACCGACCTGGTGGAGCCGTACCGCAAGATGGGCTACCCGGTGTTCGGTCCCTCGCCGGACGCGGCGGATCTCGAATTGAATCGCAAGCTGGGTCAGGACGCGATGAAGAAGGCGGGGTTGAACACGATCCCCGGGGTCACGTTCGATGACTACGATCGCGCCGCGGCATTCGTGGAGAAGCATCCGACCTACCTGGTATCGAAGCCGTCGGGCGACGCGGACAAGGCATTGTCCTATGTCGCTGACGACGCCGCATCGCTGGTTCACATGATGCAGGACCGGTGGAAGAAGAACGACAAGTACCGCAGCGACGCCAAGCAACACGGGTTTATCCTGCAGGAGAAGAAGGAAGGCGTCGAGATGGCGGTCGGCGGCTGGTTCGGTCCGCACGGGTGGTCGCGCTGGTGGTACGAGAACTTCGAGTACAAGAAATTGATGGCGAATGATCTCGGCCCGAACACGGGCGAGATGGGGACGCTGTCGATGTACGTTCGCAAGTCGAAGCTGGCGGACATTGGCTTGAAGCCGATGACCAATACGTTCAAGAAGATGGACTACGTCGGGTTCTGCGACATCAGCGGCATGATCGACGCCAAGGGCGAGTTCTGGCCGTTCGAATTCACCATGCGGCCTGGGTGGCCCACGTTCCACAACCAGATCGCGACGCACAAGGGCGACCCGGCGCAATGGATGTGCGACCTCATCATGGGCGAGGACACGCTCGAGGTGGACGAGAACGCGCATTGCGTGTCCGTCGTGATCGCGATCCCGGACTTCCCTTACTCGCACCTGACCAACAAGGAGGTGCGCTCGATCCCGATCTACGGTGACTGGGATCTCGAGCACATGCACCTCTCGGAAGTGATGCTGCAGGACGACGTCCCGGTGATGGTGGGCGACAAGGTGGTGCGGATGCCGCACTACGTTTCCGCGGGCGACTATGTTGCCGTGGTCACCGGCACCGGGGATACGATCGCCGGGGCCAGGCGCAGCGCGTATGCCGCGGTGAAGAAGGTGAAGATGCCGAACGATCCGTTCTACCGTCCGGACATCGGCGTGGGGCGTGTCGCTCGAGGATTGCCGCAGGTGCAGAAACTCGGCTTCGCAACTAACTTCAAGATGGTGTGATCATGGGACGTCTCGACGCCGCGCTCAATTTCGGGAAGGAGATGATCAATGCCGAAGGGAACGAAAGTCCACCGGATGTACGAAGCGATCAAGAGGCGTGGCGCGTCAAAGGGAAAGGCCGCAAGAATCGCGCAAGCAAAGACCGGAACGGCGCTGGCAACTGGGAAGCCGCCAAAGGGTCGAAAATCCCGACGTTCAAAGAACTGACGCACGCGCTGCACAGTACCGACGGCAGCGTCACCGGGGCGTCCGCGCGACTGAAGGTTTCCGTCGGAGCACTCGATGCCCAGGTTCGGACGTCGCGGCAGTTGCAGAAGTACTTGGCGACGATCCCCATCGTCCACGATCCGGTCTACACCAAAGAGCGGCTTGCGCAGGTCGAGGAGGACATCAAGGTCAAGGCGTTACTCTATCGCTCCGATGCGCTCACGGCGTTGCACTCGCTCGCCACGATGGAGGTCAATGCGAACACGAACTCGGCACTTGCCCAGGTTAAACTGCTCGCGGCGCAACGCCTGTATCAGGAGACGAGCGATGCGGGTGCCGGTCCCGGCGAAATCGAGTCCACGCTCCGGATATTGAACGAGAGGTTTCAAGAGGCGGCGCCGCGGATCAAGGCGATCCGCGAGCGCATCGTGGAGTTCGAGAACGGGGCGCCGCGGCTTATCGAAGCATCCAGTTCAACATCGGAATGACGATTGCCCAGAACACCACCGCGAAGATGATGCCGCCCATAAAGCCTAAAATGCTGTACCAGAAGACCTTCATTGGAGCATCCCCAAGTTAGTCGACGGCGGGTTGTCATAGAACGACTCCTGCATGAAGTGGATGATCTGGGCGTAGACGTCCTCCTTCCTGAACTTGTGGTCTGACGCCGTTTCGAACATCTCCGCGATGTCCGTCGCGAGCGCGACCAGCAACTGTGCGTACGCCTTGGTCGAGAGATCCGTCTCGCGCAGTTTGTAGGTGAAGGTGCCGTTGTCGTCCAGATGCACTTCGATGATGGCGCGTGAGCTCATAGCAAGTCCCCTCTCGATATCCATTTCTTGGCTTCCCGCCAATCGTTCTGATTCCGCCCCTCGCGGCGTGCGGCGTATGACCACGCCATGGAGTCCGCCGAGTGGAGCAGCCTGGTGATCAGCGACGAACCGAACGCCGTCGCCTTCAGCCCGAACCCGTGGAGCAACAGGTCGGGCCGTTCCTTTTTTATCGAATAGAGCACCGCGGCGATGGCGCTTGGGTTGCCGTTGCGCTTGCACACGCTCCCCACCCCCACCCACATCCCCGGCTTGAGGCGGTCAGCGTACTGGCGGATGTGCTCGACGTATTCCGACGGCTCGTAGCCTTGGAGCACCGGCAGGATGTAGACCCCGGTGTCCTCGGCCAAGAGCGCGTCGTAGCGTTCGATCGTGAGCCGCTGGTGATCGGCCACCGTCAGACCGGTGCGCTCGAGCATGACGGGTTCGCACATGTAGTCCTGTGCCGCAGCTGCAAGCAGATTGCCGCTTCCCTTCCACTTCCGGATCTGCTCGGCGTACTCGCTGACCGGGTAGGGATAGCCGCCGTGCGTGGCGATGGTTGTGAACGCCCCGCTGTCCATGATCCAGTCCCCTATTTCGAGCGGTGACTTGCGGGTGCGGAGTCGGTTGACGCTGACGAAGGATCCGTCGAAGTGTTTCGTGTCCGCCGGCTGATGTAGTCCGACAAAGAATCGCATGCGAAGGAAAGGGCGGCGATCAGCAGTAATCCCAAGAGGACGATGGCGACCGCCGCAAAGATCTGCAAGAATGCTATGAGCGCCCCGTCAACGCCTGTCCTGCTTGGATGTAGGCAGCGGCCATGCCGTTGGTCTTCACCCCCGGTTTCTGTCCGGTGAGATCCCAGTAGAAGCAGATCACCGCCCATACGTCGGGGTTGTCCTGCGCGTAAGTGACAAAGGGATAGGGTTCTTCGCGCCAATCGTCCGCACCGCCGGGGACGATCATCAATTGCTGAGTGCCGCTGATCGGCACGGTCTGAACTCCGTTGCCATAGTTGTCCCGTCCTACCACGTCGAAGCTGGCGATCCCCGGATAACCTTCGTTGCCATAGATGCAGCACAGTGGCGGCACGATGGGCCAATACTTCGCCGCTGCGGCGCGCACCCGCTGGCACATCGCGGTGACTTCCGGCCCGGTCATACCCGCGACGTCGGGTTCGTCTTGAGGGTAAAGACCGATGACATCGTTCGTGATGCCCCCCGCCTGACATTGCCCGAAGAAGTATTCGAGCGACGCCTGATCGCCCCTGCCGTAGCACCCCAGCATGATCTTCATGCCCAGCGATTGCGCGCGTTGCCCGGCGGACACCGCGTTCATGTTGCCGCCCTGCGGCCACCCGTAGCACCAGTAGAGATCCGCGTGGTTGTGAACCTCGTCTGCCGTCGTCGGAGTGTCTCCGTAGTATCCGAAGTGACAGGTGCGAACCGTCGGACCCGCGCCCAGCAGTTGATCGATCTGATCCATTTCGTGGCGCACGTTGGCGGTGATCTGCTTGATCTGCTCAGTAGGACTCATAGCCTTTCAACCTTTCGTATTTGATGATGTCATCGATAAACTGCTTGCGACCCTCGATGTCCTGCTTCCAATCATGCATTCGCGGATCGTCCTGCTTCAATGCATAGCACGGCCCCCAGCCGAAGTCCTTGAGGTTCTCCTGCTGGATCAAATCAGGCTTCGCTGCCCACTTCGGGCAGTTGACATCGGGCAGCGCGTGAACGAGTGCGAGCGCATAGAAATCAACGTCAGGGTTCACCCGCAATCCGGCGATCAAGTGACCGTTCCCGTAGTGCGTCGCCTTGACGTCGAACGGTCTGCCGTGGATCAGGAGATCATACCCGCCGCGGCGCGGGCCGATGGTGGTGTCGATCGATGGAATGTTGAAGGCGAAGGACAGTGCGAGCTCGCCGTACACCCCCTCGACGTTGATCTCCTCGTCGGACTGCGGGGACTTCTTCCTCGAGGTGACGTCGGCTGACAAGTTGGCGAGGTTGCGAGCGGCGCCCAGCAGGCGGCACCACTCGATCTCCTCCGCCGTCAACCGGACGATCACGTCTGTTGGCGCTTGGCGATGGCCGCATCCACCCACTTCAATGCCCGGGCGTGCGCCGCGGCAGGAATGTCCTGCAGGCGTTGCACCTCCGCCGCGTGCATCAGGTTCTCCACCGGGATCCCGTTGTCCTTGCACAACGTCTCCAGGTCCAACGCCTGATTCATCGTGATGGTGTTCAGCGCGACTGGCTTAGTCCCCGATGCCCACTCCGCGATCCGCTTGCCCGACTCCTCGCTGATCGGGCGCTCGAGGGGGAAGAACGGCTTGTGTTGCTCCTGCAGTTTGATCGCGTGCGGGTAGCCTGGCGCGTCCGCGAGCATGAGCAGGGACACGGTGAACTCGAAGGGCAAGTTCTTCTCGCAGATCGGCAACCACCCGCGGAACCCGGCGGGACCGACCTTCGGCACCACTTCCATCTTGCCTGTCTCCCGGTTCTTGACCATGTCGATCTTCTCTTCCGCCCGGAGACAGATGATGAGGTGCGCCCGGGTCTGCAGCAGCCGCGACACCATCCGCTTGTGCTCGCCCTTCGGCTTTTGCCACGACAGGAGTTTGACCTTCTCGTTGTAGCCCATCCGCTTGAACTCCTCCTCCTGCATGTCGAGGCATCCGCCCTCGCCTGCCCATTCGTGGGAGAAGGAATCGACCATGATGACCGGATAGCCTGCATCGTCCGCGGCCTTGATCGCCTCGGCATATCGCTCCGGGGTGAATGGCGGGGTGAGATCCCCGTGGTCGAACTTGAACATGTCCGCGTAATGCTTGGCGCGGCCTGCCTCGGTATCGATCACACAGAACGGCTTGTCGCTCGCGATGCCGCTCGCGAGCCGCATCCCGGTGTAGGTCTTGCCCGACCCCGTCGAGCCGACGAGGCCGATGATGAGCGAGACGTTCTCGCGGACCGCGGGGCGAAAGGTGAAGGTCATATTTCGTGCTGGCGATGTTGGACCAGCCGGATGTTTTCTAAATTGCGTTGTGAGAATTGCAGGAACCGTTTAAGCAGTTCGCTCCCTTCGTTTACCATCTGTTCTACATTCCGCGCTCGTTCAATTATTCGCAAGGCGCTCACGGTGTTCTTGCGAAGTTCGGCGTTCTCGATTTCTAGTGTCCTGACGCGATCTGCCAGTAGAGTTTCCTGCAGCGTGATAGAGCGACGGCGCTTGACCTTCTTCACTCGTTTGACCGGTTTACGCTTCGCCTTTGGCATGATTATTCCTTTATGGACTATGGTGAAAGTTCGGCAGCATGTACGGCGGACCGATGGCGACGTCGAGCACCCAGACGAACCCGTATACCACCCCGACCCACAAGTACAGGCTGACGATCACTCTAAGGATCTTCACCGGAAATCCTCCTTGCGGAACAGCTTGCTCACCTCGTAGGGGATGCCGGGTTCACCGCCCGTCTGCTCCTGCCAGCGCGCGACTTCCCACGCCGGGATCTCGGGGTAGGCGACGCGCGCCGGGTATCCGGGCCAGCGATTGAGGTGCGTATGCTTGCGCCATTCCTTGAGCGCCCGCGCAATCTTCTCGTTGCCCATTTCGGCGGCGAGCGGATCGAGGCCGACCAGCGAGCACAGGTATGGCGCTTCCGTTTCGATCACCAGGAAGACGTAGTCGGGGAGCACATCGTATAGCGCCATCACGCCTCGCCGGTAGAACGCCGCGGCGATGTAGTAGCCCATCCGCACCAGCTGCGACGCGCCGAAGGCATCCGGGTGCGCCGACGTCGAGGTGAACTTCGCGTCCACGATCAGCGAGTGATTCGTACTGATGCGATCGTGGCGAATGCGGCAGGGAACGCCGTCGTCTTCCCAGACCATGGTGAGCTCGGAGTCCCCGCCCCCCGGCTGAAAGAGGGCGTGGATCTCCGGTTGGTCGGTCCGCAGCAGTTCGATGTAGATCTGCGCCGCGGTCACCATCGCGTCGATCTCCTTCATGCGCGGCGCGAGTACCGGCAGCAGACCGTTGGCACGCGCTTCGTCGCGCGCGGCCCGGATCGACTTGTTCTGCCACCCGGTGGGAATGTTGCCGGTCTTCTCCGCGGGGTGCTCTTGCGGGTCGATCACGCAAATCTTCGCGCGGCTCCCCTCAAGGAGGATGGCGTGCGCGATGGCGCCGGCGTCCATGTCCTCGTCAGCTTCGTCCGGCGGACGGTTCGGGTTCAGGTACGAATTGAACCATGCCGCCTGCGGGCAGCGATCCAGCAGGTTCTGCAGGTCGCCCTGGCTGACCGCCGGGATCTTGAGGTACTCGGCCATGGTGAGGCCGGGATAGACGCCGGGGCGCATTACTGGCTCGCGCCGAGTTGTTCAGGCTTGACGCCTTCCGACATCAGGAGCGCGATCTCCTTCGACTTGCCCACCTCGACCTTGAACACGTCGGCAGCGACATGGCCGAATCGCCGCGGCGGAGGTGGCGGCTTCCACAATCCGGGCATCCGGTCTTCTTGTTGCGAATGATGTACAGACGAGTTTCCATTGATGTCCCCTTTCAATCGTTACAACTCCAGTTATAAATCGCCAAGATGAGACAGGCGAATCCCGCCACGGGCGAACCGAAAGCGAATGCCCCGATCGCCGCGATCAAGAATATAAGTGCCATAGAACCGCTACCACGACCCAAGCGGCGACGGCGACGACGACGATCAACCATGTCGCAACCGCTTCGACGCCACGGAGCGCGTCTTTATGCGATTCACGCATCAGTTCCTGCTGCTGCTTCGAAGAGTTTTCCTTCGGGTCCACATCCGCCACCGAACGTGCGCATGAATCCACAGTCGGCCAGACTCTCCGTCGCGTCGACTGGATTGATCTTGGTCTGGACACCGCATTGCCACCATGCCGCGGCGACCTTGATCACTTGACCGGTGTTCTCGTCGAGTCTGGTTGTGTTCCGGACATGCTTACAATCCTTGCAGAATACTGTGACCGCCATTTCTGCCCCCTTGTCTGGTCTAAGAATGCGCTACAAACGTATGATAGCGCCGGGGCTGGACAAGTCAAGGGGTGGGTATACAATACCCGGCATGTACTCGGACACCCTCCGGACCTTTGAGAAGCGCAACCGGCGCATCCGTCGCCTGCGCTCGCTCGGGTGGTCATACGGGCGGCTCGCCAAGCATTTCGGGATCTCGCGCGGACGCGCCCACCAGATTTGCTCGATGCCTGCACGATGATGACCGACGCCGAACTGGATGCGCTGCAAGACCGCCTAGGAGATGTGGGGCGCAAAGGTAATCGAAACAAAACGTGGGACGACTGCCGGGACGCTAACGCTGCCATCACGCAGTTGCGGCAGTTGTGCGACTACTGGATGGAACGCGCAAAGGATGCTGATATAGCTGGCGACGCCCTCTGCGCGGGCGCAGAGGCGGCGAAGGGATTGCTGCGGTCAATCCACTATCGGCTAAACGGGTCGCAAGATGTATGCGCCAAGCCAATCTGCGACGACATCGACGCCGCGCTCGCGCAGGAGAAGAAGTGAGCAAGTCCCAGCGCGACAAGGGAGCGGGCGGCGAGCGTGAACTGTGCGCGCTCCTGACCGATGCGCTCGGCACCAAGGTCACCCGCAACCTGGGGCAGGCGCGCGACAGCGGCCACGACGTTACCGTCCCGCCCTTCCACATCGAGTGCAAGCGACGCCATCGCATCGGCAACCTGTACGATTGGATCATGCAGGCGATCGATGAGAACGCCTACCACATACCGACGGTCGCGCTGCGCGCCGACGGCAAACGCTGGCTTGTCGTCATGTACCTGGACGACTGGATCAGAATCGCACGCGAGGAAATCGTCAAAGGGGACGCGAATGGCAACCACGATTGAGATGCGGCAGTACCTGCGGAAGTACACGCTGGACGACGTCAAGATGGGATTGCAGGCGTTGAAGATCCAGGTCGGTCCCTCGGTCAATGGACAGCCGCCGCCGACCGAATTGTTCTGCCCGCCCGCGCAGCTGCAGTTCCGCGTCAAAGAGCGGGTGCATGTCGACGGCAAGCCGACCACCGAGTGGTCACCGTGGGAGGACGTGCCGGTGGTCAGGGAAGGAGAAGAGGGTGGCTGATCCGTTTCGCATCCAAGGTCCGGCGTCGATCTCGTTCTCCGGGGGCCGATCCTCTGGAATGATGCTGGTGATGATCGTGGACGCCTACGGCGGCAGGTTGCCGGAGGATTGCCACATCCTCTTCGCCAACACCGGCAAGGAGCGTGAGGAGACGCTGGAATTCGTCCGGCGAATGGAAGAGCACATCTGCCACAAGATCCGCTGGCTCGAGTACCGACCAGCGAAGCATCAGGTCGACGCATGGACCGAGGTCGATTACGCCACCGCAGCGCGCCAGGGCGAACCGTTCCGCGAGATCATCATGGTGCGCGGCTACACCCCGAACCCGGTCGCGCGCATCTGCACCCAGAACCTCAAGATCAAACCGATGGAAGGCTTCATGCGGGCGCGCGGGTACATGCAAAAGGACGTCCACAACATCGCCGGAATGCGCGCCGACGAACCGGGCCGCGTCGCTCGAGGCAAGGGGCGCGAGGACATCAACTTCGTGTTCCCGTTGGCCGACGCTGGCATCCGCAAAGAGGACGTCATCGCGTTCTGGAAGGGAATGCCCTTCGACCTGGATCTCCCGTCGATCGGCGGCAAGACGCTGCACGGCAACTGCGACCTCTGCTACCTCAAGGGTCCGCGCACCATCATCAGCCTGATCCGCGAGGAACCGGCACGCGCCGACTGGTGGATCAAGATGGAATTGGACAGCGGGAAACTCTTCCGCGTCGACCGCCCGAATTACGCCGTGCTGAAACACATCGCTACGCAACCCGGACTCTTTGACGACATCGTGGACGAAGAGACGATGCCGTGCGAATGCACCGATTGAAGTACCTCGACCTCTGCGCGGGGATCTCGGCGCCCTCGCTCGCCTGGCCCGACTGGGAGTGCGCCGGGTTCAGCGAGATCGAACCGTTCTGCTGCCGGTTGCTCGAGCACCACTATCCCGGCGTACCGAACCTCGGGAATCTTCGGGACATCTCCGCGGAGCGGATCGCGGAGCTCGGCACGATCGACGTGGTGGTCGCCGGCACCCCGTGCCAGGACTTGAGCGTCGCCGGGAAACGCGCCGGACTGAACGGGGCGCGCTCCAACCTATTCCACGAAGCGGTGAGGATCTATGGAGCAGCAAGAACTTTTTGCGGTGCAAGATTCTTTCTCTGGGAAAACGTCCCGGGATGCTTCTCCACCGAGGACGGACGAGACTTTGCTGCAGTGGTTGGAAGCTTGGCTGGGTGCGAGTTCGACGTACCGGCTGATGGATGGCGCAATGCCGGCTTTGCTCTCGGGCCGGACGGGCTGGTCGAGTGGAGTGTGCTGGACGCGCGATTCTTCGGAGTTCCGCAGCGGCGCCGTCGTGTGTTCGCTCTCCTCGATTCTGGAGACTGGAGCAGTCGAGCGCCGATACTTCTTGAGCGCGAAAGCCTGCAGGGGCATCCTGAACCGTGCCGAACGCCGCGGCAAGACACTACCGGTCCACTTGAAGCGCGCGCTGGAGCAGGCGGCGCGGCCTGGGGAGCCGACTTCATGACGGGCGGCGGACTCGCGCACAGTCTTTCTGCGCGACCGCACAAGTCGATGCGCGACGACAGCGAGGACTATGTCATTTCCCCGCCGCTGGGCGACGTCGGGAACGGCGGCGGAGCGAACGGACCTGGCCGCACGGTCGATAGCGTCGAATCGCTGATCCCGCTCTTTGTGCCGCAGGCGATGAGCGCGAAATGGGTGAAGGGGACGAGCGGCCCGGCAGGCGACGAGGTCGCGAATCTTATCCCCGTCGCATTCAAGGCGTCGCACTACGCGCGCGGAAAGGACGGCGCTCCGGACGTCATCGCGCCGCCGCTCTCTGCGGACGCCGACAAGGGCGACCAAGACACCCTAATAGCGTTCGACACCACCCAGATCACCCACCCGGAGAACCGGTTCGCTGACGTCGAGGTGCGGCGGCTGACCCCGCGCGAGTGCGAGCGGCTGCAGGGAATGCCCGACGACTACACGCGTATCCCGTACCGGGAATCTTTGGCGAAGGACGGCCCGCGCTATCGCGCCCTCGGGAACAGCATGGCCGTCCCCGTGGTCGCGTGGATCGGTCAGAGAATCGCCGCGGCCTGGACGAGCTCGCCGTCGCGGTCGAAGATCTGACCCGTCGGGGCGATTTCCCAGAAGTCCCGGCACCAGTCGCGGCGCACCGTGGCACGCGGGATCTGATCAGGCCGCAGGCCGCGGTCGATCATGTTCTGCTGCACCCGGATGAACTCCCGCGATGCTTCCTCGAGGGAGTCCACCCGGACCGTCATGTTGCCGATGGTGACGTGGTAGACGCTCACATGTACACCGGTTCGCGGTCGCAGTAGCCCTGCCCGGTCGCGACCATGCGGCAGGTCGCATCTTCCATCGTCGCGATGCCGAACGTGCGCGGTAGCTTGCACCGCTTCGCGTGGCGGATGAGCGCCACCTGCAGGGCGCGCAACGCCTCCTCTTGCGTCTTGCCGAAGGCGTCGAATTCGAAGTTGCGCGTATCGACGCTCGCCACCCAGATTGTGACGTGGTCGCTCATGCGTTCACCTGCACCGCGTTCGCGGACGCGATCAGCCGCAGGATGACGTCGCGGTCATACAGATAACGCTTGCCGTTCTGCTCGCGGAGCAGGATCAGTTTGCTGCCCGTGGTGTTGATGCCGTCGACCGTGTAATCGTACCCGGCGATGCGGATCTTCTTATCCAGCGCGTCGAGCGGCACCACACCGATACGCGCGTACTGACGATACGTCTCGCGCTCCTTCGATTCGCCGTTGATCGCACCTTCGACCTTCATGGTGAACGTGGTGCTGGTGAACGTCGCGCGACCGGTGCGCAGTTCGATGCCATGCTTGCGCGCGATGGCAAGCAACGCGCCGTCCATCTCATGGCGCAACTCCTTCAGGAACTCGCGGGTGATTTCGTTGCGGACTTCCATCGTCGTCTCCTTGGTTGAATTATGATGCATCGGTGGTACGGAATCGATATTAGCCTGCGGTAATAAACCTGTCAAGCGATTTTATTAGGCAGGGGGTTGCACTCCGGTTTTGGCAGGAGTAGCCTACGCTTTTATGAAGACCTCAGACGCCATCGCCTTCTTCGGTTCCCGCTACCGGATCGCCATCATCCTTGGCGTCCGACCGCCATCGGTGCACAAGTGGGGCGAAATCGTCCCGCCGCTGCGCCAGCTGCAACTCGAGCGGGCATCCCGCGGCGAGCTCGTAGCCGATCCGGCCCTCAAAATCAAGCCGCCCCGACGTCCGCGGAAACGCACGCCAGCGCCCCTAGAACCCGCCCTGGTGACGTCGGGAGAGGGCGATGCCTGATCGGTACATCCGGGACGAGTTGCTGTCCTCTGCCCGCTTCTGGTCCGTATCGAGTCAGGCGCAAGTCCTCTTCCTCGCCTGCATGCTGCTTGCCGACGACGCCGCTAGGCTATCGGCAGCACCCCTCGCGCTCAGGCTGCGGGGCATGGCGGGA